TGCTACATTTCATTATCAAGTATTAACTAGAGAAAGGGTTAATAATGTCCGAGAAATTTAATGTTGAAACAATTAATCAGCTGTGCATTGTCGTGCGGCAGCGTTACGGCGATAACGCAGTTGAAGCGCTTGTAGGTGCTTTAGCAAGTGTTTGCAGACCACAACAGCTCGAAGTGTTGCTTGCAAGGTGGTCTGAAAATGTCTGAGCCATTTGAAGCCGATTGGAATGCAAGCATTAAACAATTTGAAGCATTGATGGAAGTGATGAATGAAATCACTAGTAAAAAAGTGCCGTTGCATGAGCCGCATGAGCTGGCTTCTCGAAGCACATTGAGAGCTTTGCAATGGCAAATTGATGATCACAATGCTTTGGATGATGGCGAGCTGATTGATGTGCTTAATCAGGCGCGCATTGAAATCAAGTATTTGTGCAGCATTATCACGGATCTGAAACAGCGGATTGCTACTCGGGAAACAGAAATTAGGGCGCTCGAGCATATTGAAAAATATCAGGCATCAGAAATCAGCCGGCTTGAAAGATTGGCTGCCGGCAATGTCTGAACAATTAGCAATGTTTTCGCCATCAAATGGGCTTGGCGGACACAAAGAGCTTTCTATCATTGATCGCAATGTTGTGGTGATTGCGCGTAACGCCCAGCAAACAAGTGTTAAAGCTGCTTTGCGCGCTGCGCCACGATCCGGCACGAAGCGCAGATTGGTGTTTGACTATTTGCGAACACATGATGCAACTGATGAGGAAATTGAGCGCGCACTAGATATCTCAGGCAACACGATCCGCCCAATTCGAGGCTCATTAGTCAAAGATGGGTTGATTGTTGATAGTGGTGCAAGGCGTTTAACTATCGCGGGCAATGAAGCGATTGTGTGGTCCGTCAAATGAGCGGTTTCAAGCTAGGCGATTATGTTGATGTGCCCACGCGCTTGGCGATGGCATTAAAAAAATATCCTGATCTACGGATCGCGGAAAGCCGCCCACAAATAGTTGAAGTTGATGCCCAAAAATATGTGGAAATAAGTTGCACAGTTTGGCGTGATGCAAACGATCTTGTGCCGGTTGTGGCTTATTGTTGGGAACAAATACCGGGCAAAACGCCTTACACACGCGGCAGCGAAATGATGAATGCAAGCACTAGCTGTTTGGGGCGGGCGCTCGGGTTTCTTGGGCTGGGTATCGGTAAAAGTATTGCATCGCGTGATGAAGTCGAAACCGCACAGGCTCGACAAGCACCCGCCCAGCTTGCTGCGGTTGTGCCGTTGCATGATGTCGAAGTGCCGTTTCCAAATGAGCCGCAACGCAATTATGCGACACCTAAACAGCTGGGCATGATGCGCGCACTAGCTAACGGGCAAGGGTTAAAAGGTGATGATCTCAAGAGTTTTTGCAGTGCTACTGTGGGGCGCGAAATACACACAACCGGCGATCTGTTAAAAGCTGATGTGAGCAAAGTGATTGATGCGTTGAAAGCGATGCCGGCGCGATGAGTAGCGAAAGACAGCGGGAAGTTTGGCGGCGTAAAGCTCGAGCGCAATACCGGCGCACTAATGGGCTTTATCAAAAAAGATCACACAAAAAGAATTACAAACCGCACCCAAAACTTTGGACTTGTCTAACTGGCAGGGATGCAGCTGAGCTTGTAAACAGCATCAAACTTGAGCATGGCAGATGTGTGTTGCATCCTTATTACAACGATGGGCAAGAGTATGTTTGCACACCTGAAAGGCTGCGGGCTTTCTGTTGGGATCACATCGAGCGCACCAACAAGCTGGCAACGATTTCGCAAATGATTGGTAGCGCCACCCGGCAACAAATCCTTGATGAGATCGCAAAATGTCAGTTGGTTTGTTCAAATTGTCATCAGATCAAAAGCCATGAAAACAAAGATTACTTACCGATTGAAAAGGTGATTGCGTTAGAGGATGAATTGACGCTGTTTGATGTGGCATAATCTGCGGGCATAAAAACTTAATTACGGGCATGGCTTGCATCAGTGCAATGATGTGTGCAACACGCGGAAAGCGCGGGTAGATGATCCATGTGGCAACACATGATCAAGCAAAAACGATATAAGAGTAGGGTGCTGCGCGAGGCAAAGCAGCGGGGGACTTAGCGCACTAGGTTTAATCACACACAAACAAACAGAAACAAAACAAAACAAACCACAAACACAAACCCGGCAACATGACCAACCAACACAAACTAGGACAAGGCGCGCAAGCGCCGCGTCAGCACAAGCAAAGCGCGTGAGCCATGAGCAACAAACGACAAACACACAAACACAAACTCGCACAACAAACCCGCTCGAGCGCAGAATACAAACACAACCGCAAACTAATACTGCAAGACAAACCCAACTGCCATTGGTGCAACCAAAGACAAGCCACAACCGCAGATCACCTGATCGAAGTAGATCGCTGGGATCACACACAACCCGGCATCAACTCACTCGACAACCTTGTGCCCGCATGCAAACAATGCAACTCATCACGCGGCGCACGATACGGCAACCTAAAAAAACTACAAATCTACGAGCCCGCGCCCAGCGTAAACATCAACCCCAAAAAAAATTATGCAGACCAACGCATTTTTATACAGAACACAGATGACCCCGACAAAGCTTCTAGCCTATTTAATGGCTTAAATACAGCAAATCAGCCAAAACTAGAGCTAACTGATCAGGATTGTTCAGTGCATAGTTATGCAGCGCCATACATGCCACGCCTTGAAACTGGGGTGTGTCGTGATGGCAAGGTTTTTGCGGATGGTGTGAGTTTGTGGGCGCTCGAGCATTTGGGTGTTGAGCTGATGAATTGGCAAAAGCATGTTGTGTCCGGGTTTATGGCGCATGATGCCAGCGGGGATCTATTGCATAGGCAAGCGCTTGTTTCGGTTGCCCGGCAAAACGGTAAGAGCTTGATGTTGCAAAGCTGTTTGGGGTTTTGGCTTACCGAAATGCCAAAATTGCGTGGGCAGCCGCAAACGGTGATCACTACCGCGCACAGGCTCGATCTTGCTATCGAGATGTTTCAAACGGTTGCACCAATTCTTGAGGAAAAGTTTGGTGCAATTCTCACTTGGGCGGTTGGGCGTAATGAAGCTAATTTGCCGGATGGCACACGCTGGCTTGTGCGCGCCGCCACACCCAATTCATTTCACGGTTTAACAGCTGACGCGGTGTTTATTGATGAGCTGTGGGCGGTTTCGCCGGATGCGGTTTCTATCGGTTTGATGCCAACTATGCGAACACGGCGCAGCCCGCTGATGCTGATGACTTCAACTAGCGGTGATCAAAGCTCAGTGGAAATGTTGCGATGGCGAGAACAGGGTTTGCGCGCAATTGATGAAAAGAAAACAGGCAGTCTATATTTTGCGGAATTCTCGCCACCAAACTCGATTGATCCAATGAGCGCTGAAGCTTGGGTGCTGGCAAACCCGGCGATAGGGCACACATTGAGCATTGCGGTTTTGGAAAGCGAAGCACAGCAACCAAATAGAAACGCATTTTTGCGCTCAAGCGTAAACCTATGGACTGCGAGCGCTAACGGCTGGCTGCAACCGGGCATTTGGGATGAGCTTAAGACATCCGAGCCGATGCCAAAAGGCGGTGTGCTTGCTATCGAGCAATCACAGGATGAGAGCCGCTATGTGGGTGTGCGCGCCGCGTTAAACAGTGCCGGCAAGATACAGGTTTGTTTAGAGTTTGTTAAAGACACTTTGCAGGATTGCTGGCAGGCAGTTGAGCAAGCATGCCAAGATCAAACCACCCGCCTACTGATTACACCCGCTTTTGAAATGAGTTTGCCACCCAAGTTTGCGCGCCGCTCATCAATGGTTGGCAATCGAGAGCTGCAACGCTGGACTGCTGCCACCCGCGCTGCGATCCTAGAAAAACGCATTGTGCATGACGGATCAACACTTTTTGCACAGCATGTTGAAAGAGCGGTAGCGGTAAAAAATCAAGGTGCGGTTACTTTGTCATCAATCCGCTCACCCGGACCAATTGAGCTTGCCCGCTGTTTAGTGTTCGCCACAGCAATGGTTTCGAAGCCGGCAAATGTGGGCAAGCCCACGATCATTTATTCAAACGGCTAACATCGTAAGCGGGTAGCTGCCGAGTGAAACTTTCTCGGATTACTGCGGCAGCTACCTATCACAAACAACAAAGCATTTGTAGGGCATACTTGGCGCATGGGAATTTTTAACCGCACAACACAAAAAGCAATGATCAGCGAGCAACCCAAAAAAGCGGCTGCTGCGGGTGCGATGATGCCAGCAACAAACAACTCAGGCGCGGGCATGGTTGGTGTTTACTATTCCTACTTCGAGGGCAGTCAGAGACAAATCGCGATGAGCCAACCCACAATTTCAAGGGCTCGAGACTTGCATTGCACCACGATCAGTTGCATGAATTTGCGAATGTATAACGAAGTGTGGAACAGTGTTGATGAAAAAATGGAAAAAGTTTTTATTGCGCCACGCAGCTGGCTACGCAAAATAGATCCAGCTGTGCCAAATTCATTTTGTCTGAGCTGGACCGTAGATGACTTATTCATTTATGGGCGGGCATTTTGGTATATAACGAGCCGCACAGCTGACGGCTACCCAGCAAGCTTTACGCGGCTACCGGCAAACCTTGTTCAAACACTTGATCAACCCGGACCAATTTTTTATGCACCATCAAAACAAATCATTTTTCAAGGCGGCGAGCTTGATGCAAAAAATGTTGTGCAATTTCTTTCACCAATTCAAGGCATCGTTTACATGTCAGAAAAGGCAATTGCAACTGCAATTAAATTAGAAAATGCGCGCTATCGAAACGCAAGCTCAGCGATCCCGGCAGGTGTTTTGCAAGTGCAACCGAATTCTGAGCCGCTTTCACCACAAGAGCTTTCTGATCTTGCCGCATCGTTTAACGCGGCAAGAGCCACAAACCAAACGGCGGCGCTTTCGCCTGAGGTGCATTACATCGAAACGGCTACTTCGCCGGACAAAATGCTTTTGATTGCAGCCAGCGAATATCAAAGCGCTGATCTGTGCAGGCTCACAAACATCCCGCCTTACTTAGCGGGAATTTCCGTAGGAAGTTACAGTTATCAAAACAGCAAAGAAAGCCGCGCAGATCTTTGGTCTTTCGGCACTCGAGCATACGCAGATTGCATAGCAAGCACACTTAGCCAAGATGCTTATTTGCCGCGCGGCACATTTGTCGAATTCAATACTGAAGAATACCTTGAGAGCGATTATGAGCCATCAAACGAAATGCCAAACACACAACGCAACGATGAGATAGGATCACGAACATGATCAGACTTACCCCCAAGACATTGATCACGGTTGATGCGGCAGCGGCAGAGGGCTCGCCGCGCCGCTCAATCAGTGGTGTTGCAGTTACCTATGACGAAGTTGCAACTGTCAGCGATGGCACACAAGTTAAAATTTTGCAAGGCGCGCTGCCGGTAGATGGCAGAAACCCAAAGCTTTACATGCAGCACCAAAGCGATCTAATCATTGGGCAAGTGGTCGAGCGCGTGGACACAAACGAAGGCATGCTTTTCACAGCCAAAATTAGCGCCACAACTTTGGGCAACGATGCGATGGAAATGGTCAAAGATGGCACAATTGATGCCGTTTCGATAGGGATCAATCCAACCAAATTTAGCTATGACGATGATGGCGTAATGATCGTGGAAGCCGCTGTGTGGACCGAGCTTAGCCTTGTGTCTCAGGGCGCTTTTGAGGGTGCGGTAATAACAGAGGTTGCCGCGAGTATCCCACAAACCGATCAAAGTTTAGATAATAATGAAAAGCAAGACACAACAAATGAGGAAAACAACATGAGCGAAAAAATTGAAACCCCAGTAGTTGAAGCAGCGCAAGCAACCACAGAAAAATTGTGGGCTCAACCAAAACGCGAATTCAAACTGCCATCAGCCGGTGAATTTATGGCTGCATATCACATTGGCGGCGACACTTTCAAAAACATGAATGCAGCTGTGCATGAATTTGCACAAACACAGCGCACACCATTGCAAGCAGCTGCGGGCGATGTCTTAACTACCGACACACCCGGCTTGCTTCCAATTCCGGTTTTGCTTCCGCTCGTGCAAGATATCAACTTCCTCAGACCAGTTGTAAACGCAATTGGCGCTCGAGCATATCCTGATGGCGGACAATCAAAAACATTTGTGCGCCCAACGATCACAACGCACACAAGCGTTGCAACTCAATCAACTGAATTGAGCGCAGCATCAGCCACAACAATGGTGATTGCGTCAAATTCGGTCAGCAAGACCACACTCGCGGGGCAGGTAACCTTGTCAATTCAAGATATTGACTTTACCTCAGGTCCAGCGATGCAACTAATTCTTAATGACTTGATGGGCGAATACATGCTTGCATCGGACAATCTTGCAGCTGACAATTTGCTGACTGCAGCAACTTCATCAGGTGTTTGGGATGGCACAGTAACAGATTTGCTCACATCGGTTTACGATGCGGCAAACGATGTTGCAAGCGGCAGAAACTGGATGCCTACACACATGTTTGTTTCAGTTGATGTTTGGGCACAACTCGGCAAACTTGTAGATGGCAATAATCGCCCAGTGTTTCCATTTATTGCTAACGGTTTGTCAGGTCAAAACGCACTTGGCTCACAATCAGCAGTTTCATGGCAAGGCAACCCGCTCGGCTTGCAACTTGTAGTGGATAGCAACTTTGCTGCCAAAACAATGATCATTACTCGAGTAGGTCAAGGCACAGGCGATGCTTATGAATTTTACGAAAGCATCAGAGGATTGATGAGCGTTGAAGTGCCAGCCACACTTGGGCGCACAATGAGCTTTCACGGCTATGTTTCAACCTTTGCCGCAATCAGCGGCATGATCCGCAAGATCACACAGGCTTAGCCTTAGGCGGGCAAACCGCTCATGGCTACATACAACACAGCGAGCAAGCAACTACTAAATAATTATGCGGTAGTTGCTACGCTCGAGCCATCACCCATTGAAGTAGGGCAATCAGTAACAGTTGCAAGTTTGGGTGTGCCTTTCAACGGCACTTTCACAGTGCTTGCATGCCCACAATTTTTATTTACTGGCATTGATGGCGACACAGGCGAATTTTTTTATGACATCAACGAGCCAGTGCCTAACCAAATTCTTTACGCATGCACAGGCGATAATGTCGAATTTGTTGCAAACTATGCCGGCGTTATCACCTACACGCAAACATGCACATGGATCACAGCGGGAAACATCGAAGATTGGCTCGGCATAGGCACAGCAACGGCAGCTGACACAACATTTCTGACGCAATGCGCGGCGGCCGCAAACGCATTTTGTTACAGGCGCAGACAAGAAGCCGGTTATTTTGACAGCCTTACAACATCGCCCAGCGGTGATGTAACGCTGGGCACGATCATGTATGGCGGCAATCTTTACAGGCAGCGCGGCGCAGTAACAGATTTTGCAAGCTTTGATGGCATGGCGGCAGGCGGCACTAACGGGCTATCACCAATGATCAAACAGCTGTTGGGCGTAAACAGGGCAACGGTTGCTTAATGCCAGTTGCCTACACAGATTTATTCAATGTCGCGCTCGACAATCTCACAACGAGCATTGGCGCAATCTTGGGCATCAGCGTGGTCAATGATCCACGAAACGCAAACCCGCCATGCGCTTTTATAGATGCACCCAGCTTCACAGGCTGGAATTACAACATAGTCAAAATGGCTTTTCCGGTGCGCCTAATAACGCTTGGACCGGGCAACCTTGACGCACAACGCAACCTTTTGAACATGATGAGCAAACTATTGCAAGCTAACTTGGGCATTACGGATGGCAGACCAACTGTAGCGATCATCGGCGGCGCAGAGTATCCCGCCTATGATGTAACTGTAAACATGCAATCACAAACGGCTTAGAGGTAAAACATGGCAACCTACATTGTTACTAGCGACAGGCTCGCAGGGTTTAAACGCGGCGATGAAATACAAGCCAGCGACATAGATGGCAACATCGAGCATTTGCTTGAAGCTGGGCACATATCCCCACAGGCATCAAAAAAATCTGCTAAAACTAAAGACACAGACACAGCAAAGGAATAACACAACATGGCAACTACGGTTTATCTCAGCAACCCGGCATTGACAATAAACAGCGTTGATCTCACGGATCAGGCAACAAGTGCAACTTTGACATTTGCCTATGATCAACTTGAAACAACCGCATTTGGACAAACCGCTCGAAGCTATGGTGCTTCATCAGTAACATCGTTGCAAAACAACACATTTGAAGTTGAGCTTTATCAAAGCTATGTGGCGAGTGAGACAGAGGCGAGCATTTATAGCTTGGTTGGAATTCAAACAACAATCACGATTTCACCAACCGCAGCTGGACTTGCAACACCAAGCGCCACAGCACCAAAATACACTTTGACAGGCGCTTATCTTTCGAGCCACACGCCGATTTCGGCAAGCTTGGGTGAGCTAAGCACAGTAACGCTCACTTTCACGGGTGGCACACTCACCAAAGCTGTGGCATGATCTCGCGGCTTAAGCCGCTGAGAAATACAAACGCAAGACCGCGAGAGCGAAGCCTTGCCCGAGAAAGGAAAACTAAATGCAATTAACGCTTAAAGCCGTATTCACTGACGGCACAACGCAAACGATTGAAACCAATTTGGCAACCGTAGTTGCTTGGGAAAGAAAATTTAGGCGCAAAGCTTCCGAAATGGCATCCGGCATTGGTGTCGAGGATCTTGCATTTTTGTGTTACACAGCATCACAAAAAGCGGGTGTTACTGTGCCGGCAACACTCGATCTCTATATTGACAAGCTGCGAAACATTGAAGTGGTAGATCAAAACATCCCAAAAGCAGGCGAGGATCTCTGAGGTATGCGCTGGCTGAAATCTTGGTTGCCACAGGGTTTTGGGGTGCTGAAACATTTGAAATTGATGATGTGAACACTGTGATTGAGATCCTTAACAAACAAAGCCGAGCCAAATAATGGCTTACACGGCGCGCATTGAGGTGCATGGCATCAAAGAAGCATTGGCTGAGCTAAATAGCTTTGATCCTAAATATCGCAGGCAAGTAACAAAAGACATTGTTACAGCTGGGCAAAAAATTATTGTAAGCGCTCGAGACATGATCAAAAACTTTGATAACAGCGAAGGCAACGGCGCGCCACTATCGCGCATGTATAAATCGAAGCTGGTAAAAGGGCGTGATGTTTATTGGGATAACAACACTGTCCGCGCAGGTTTCAAAGTGAAAGTTGGTGCAGCTGCACAACGGCAAAGGCTTGTTACTTTCAAAGATAAATTTGATCCGGAAACAAACCCGCGTGAAAGCCACAATGTTTTATTTAAGGCAAAACCGTATCAATTGATGGTGATCCAACAAAAGGATGCTGCCGGCGCTATTTATGATCATGCCGGCAGGCGGACCAAAGGCATATTTGTAACAAATCTAAATGCTGAGGTTGGTTTAGAGCCACGCGCAATTGATCCAGCTGTGGACATGCACAAAGAAACAGTTGAGCGAGAAGTTTTGGCAATAGTAGAAAAGGTCATGGAAAAGCTGAACAGAAATTTGCAGGTGCGGCATGGCAATTAACATCCCGATAATCTCGAGCCTTGATAGCAAAGGATTTGAAAAGGCAGCGCTCGAGTTTAAAAGCCTTGAAACAAACAGCCAAAAAGCTGGGTTTGTTATGGAAAAGGCTTTTTTGCCGGCTGTGGCTGCGCTCGCTGGTCTTGCTGCGGCAGCTGCGTTTTCTGTTAAAGCTGCAATTGAGGATGAAGCTGCACAAGCTCAGCTCGCTAAAACTTTGCAAAATGTTGTGGGTGCAACCAACGATCAGATTGCTGCGGTTGAAGCGAGTGTGGCGGCGATGCAAATGGCAACCGGCGTTTCAGATAGTGAGCTGCGCCCGGCTTTTGCTTCGCTTACTCGAGGCACTAAAGATTTACAGGAAGCAAACAAAGCGCTTGCTTTGGCGATGGATATCAGCGCGGCAACCGGACAAGATTTACAAAGCGTCAGCGATGCGTTAGCGCTCGCCTATGGCGGCAACACTAAAGCGCTCGCCAAACTCAGCCCCGAGTTAAAGGTTGCAATCAAAGAGGGCGCAACCCTTGATCAAGTTATGGGCACACTTACAAAAACTTTTGGTGGTTCAGCTGCCGTTGCAGCCGGCACAGCCGAAGGACAATTTAGGCGCATGAGCGTGGCACTCGATGAAGCCAAAGAAAGCATAGGCAAAGCATTATTGCCAGCAATTGAAGCGGTGTTGCCGTTGCTTGTAACTTTTGGCAATTGGGCAGCTGAACACACAGGCATCATTACAGCGCTTGGCGTAGCCATCGCATCAGTTGCTTCAGCCATCGTTGCTTACAAAACTGCACAGGTGCTTGCCAATGCGGTAACGGTTGTGGCTACAGCACTTAACTTTGCTAATGCTGCTTCGCTTGCTGCGGTTGCTACAGCCGGCACAGCGGGTGTTGCTGCGGCAACAATTGCAGCCGGTCTAGTTGCAGTTGGTGGCGCGCTACTCATATTCAAAAACCAAAACAAGGCTGCAACCACAGCCACTACAGGGCTGGGGACAGCGGCAAAAAGCACAGCTCAAGACATGGGCAGGCTTGGGTTTTCGCTTGATTACATACGCGGCACAAAGATTGCTGAATACATGGCGGAAACCGAAAAAGAAACAAAAAAGGTTGCCAGCGGTGCGGGAAGCGCAGCCGATAAAGCTAAAGAGCTTGCAGAAAAAACAACGGAAGCCGCTAAAGCATTGCGCGAATATATGGGCGCGGCACTTGATGACGCAAAAAGCAAACTGGACAAAGCACAAAGCGCCTTTGATAGTTTCAGCGGATCAGTTGCACAAGTCATCACAGATGCACTTAACTTTGGCAAAGCATTTGAGGAAGGCGGCGAAGATGCCGGCACAACATTTTTTAGTGCGCTACAAAAACAGGCAGACAAAACAAAAGAGTTTGGCAATCTTGTCGAGCAACTGCTTGCAGCGGGATTATCTCAGGATGCGTTGCAGCAAGTCATTGATGCCGGCATTGATAGCGGCTCGGCTATCGCTAAAGAATTGCTGGCATCGTCAGAAAATGTTTTGCGGGCAAATACCCTTGTCGAGCAAACACAAGCCATTGCCGAGCGCATAGGTGAGTTATCTGCACAAAAGTTTTATGGCGCGGGCGTATCAAATGCCAAAGCCTATTTGCGTGGTGTCGAGGAAGCGCTTGCCGCAGCGGAAAGCCGGCTTAGTCGCAAAGGCATAAATTTTGCGGATGTCAAAGGCATCAGCACAAGCTTCACAGAGGCGATCAGCGCGCCCACAGTTTCGCCCGTATTGATGCCGAACATTGATGAGCTAAATGCTCGGCGTGGTGGCGGTGCGGTAACTATAAATGTAAACAGCCAGCTGGCAACAAAATCGGAAGTAGGGCAAGCTGTAACGGATGCTTTGCGGGCATACAACCGCACAGCTGGACCGGCACAGTTTGAAATCGCATAATGGCAGGCGTTGCAGTAGTTGGCTCAGGAAACTATGAGCTATTTATTGACACAGGGTTTTTGCAAGATGCGTTTACGCTAAATGATGCAACCGAAGGTGTTTTAGATAACACAACCTATGTTCTCGATGGCACAACAAACTTTGCTGGGGTGCTTGACGGTTGCACAAATGTTTCAGTAAGGCGCGGCAGACAAGATCAAGGTGATCAATTCTCGCCCGGCACAATGAGCTTCCAAATGCTCGACACATCCGGCATTTTCAATCCATTCGATCAGGACAGCCCATATTGGGATGAAACAACACAGCAACCCGGTCTTGCACCATTACGCCGCGTCAAACTGCAACGCTACGATGCAACCAACACAGCCCAAGACATTTTTAACGGTTACATCATTAACTACAACTACAACTTCGCGTTGGGCGGTTTGGACACAGTAACGGTTTTTTGCGCTGATCAATTTTATTTGTTGGCGCAAACCGTCATGGATGAATTTAATGTCAGCGAGGAATTATCCAGCACCCGGCTTGAAGCTGTGCTTGACCTGCCCGAAGTAGCGTTTCCAGTAGCGCAACGCGATATTGACACAGGCACAGTTACTCTTGGCGGCAGCTCGCCTTTCACAGTTCCGCAAGGCACAAATGTTTCACAATACTGCTCAGAAATAAACCAAGCCGAACAAGGCAGGCTGTTTATGACGCGCTCAGGCGTTTTGCGTTTCGAGCCAAGAATAGGCAACACGCTAAGCGGATCAGTGGCAGATTTTCATGATGATGGCACACAAATTAAATTTAATGGTGTGGGCATAAGTTTTGAAGCGGATCAAGTAGTTAATCGGGCAACAGTTACTATTGCCGGAAGTAACAGCCCACAAACCGCAGATGATGCACCAAGCCAAGCGACTTATTTTGTGCAAGCGGTAAACATCAGCGAAAGCCTTTTGCATAACGATGCTGCAGCGCTCGAGCTTGCAGAATACTTGCTAGTGCCCGAGCCTGAGCCTCGCTACACAAGTGTTGAAACCCAATTTAACATGCTCACAAATGCCCAAAAAGATGTGCTGGCAGCCATTGAAATAGGCAACACAATTACCATTGAAAAAACGATTGGGGCAACCGAGCTTGCCCAAGAGCTAGCAATTGAAGGCATTGAGCATTATTTAAGTTTTGATGCTGGGCACTCGATCACGCTGTTTACAAGCCCTACCACAGTGGTTTATGAGCTTATTTTGGATGACGCTGTTTACGGCATCATTGATGCGCTTAATGTTTTAGGATAATGTAAAGGACACTTATGGCAATTCAAGATTTCACAGCCGGGCAAGTTTTAACTGCCGCACAGATGGACAGTTTGCAGGCTAATGATTACAACTGGACTGTAAGCACTAAGACCGATAGTTACACGCTTGTTGCAGCGGACAAAGGCACTCGAGTTGTGATGAACAAAGCAACGGCAACAACGATCACTGTTAACACAAGTTTGTTTAGTGCGGGCGACACTTTGTTTATTCAAAACATTGGTGCGGGCACTTGCACGATTACGGCAGGCACGGCAACAGTAACGACTGCTGGCTCATTAGCGTTGGCACAATGGGGAGGTGGCACGCTTTATTTTACTAGTGCTAGTGCTGCTATTTTTTTTAGCGGTGGCGGTGGCGCATCGTATGGCACGGCTACAGGCGGTTCATCATCAAGCATTACGGTTGGCGGCGTAAATTACACTCTTTTAACTTTTACTAGCACGGGTACTTTGACGGTTACTAAATCAGGTTTGTTCGATGTGTTAATGTGTGGTGGTGGCGGTGGTGGCGGCGGTAGCAATCAGACTGCTCGAAATGGCGGCGGCGGTGGTGCTGGTGGAATTGTGCAAGGCACAATTTATTTAGACGCAAACACGACAATTACTATCGGTGCTGGTGGTGCTGGTGTTTCAACTTTGGGCGGCGATATTGGTAACGGTTCGACTATAAATAGCGGTGCTAGAAGTTTGGGTGCTGCTGGTGGTGGTGGCGGTGCTGGTCAAGGCGATGGGAATAATGATATTCCTAAAAGTTATTCAGGTGCATCGGGCGGCGGTATGGTTGGCGGCGGTTCTGCAAATACTGGTGGCAAAAGTGTTGCAACTGTGCAAGGTAATAACGGTGGCGATGGAACTACAACTACAAACGGTGGCGGCGGTGGCGGTGGCGGTGCAACAGCCGTTGGCGGTAACGGGTCTGCAAATGGTGGCGCAGGTGGCGCAGGCTACGATGTCGGCGCATTTATTTCTGGCACATTGTTTAAATGCGGTGGCGGCGGTGGTGGTGCTAGAAGCGGTACAGGGTCGGCAGGTGCTGGCGGTTCATCAGTTGGCGGCGCTGGCGGTTTATCGGCAAGCGGTACGGCAGCAGGTGCAAACACGGCAAGCGGTGGCGGTGGCGGCGGTGCAGTCAATCCGACAACAGGCGGCAACGGTGGTAGCGGAATTGTTTATGTCAGGTTTAAGGTTTAATTATGGCACATTTTGCAAAAATAGAAAACAACATAGTGCAACAAGTAATCGTTATCAGCAATGATGATTGTGGCGGCGGCGAATTTCCCGAAAGCGAACCAATCGGGCAAGCGTTTTTAGCGTCGTTAGGTATCGAGGGCGATTGGTTGCAAACAAGTTACCACGCTAATTTTCGTGGGTGTTATGCGGGTATAGGCACAATTTTTAACTTTGACGCTGGCGAGTACGGGGAATTCGTTACACCACCGCCAGTAGAAATTGACGACGACGACGACGAGCAATAATGCGATGCGTTACAGGTTGTTTGCGTTAGTACTTATGTTGACCGCTTGCGAAACAACACGCGACAACACACTTACAGTTAAATTGCGCGTCAAAAACATGACGCTAGATAACTGCAATGTGCCTGACCGATGCGGGATAACACCATGACTCGATACAGATACACATCAGATGAACTTCATGCTCGCATGATTGTTACTGTTGGCGTTTTGCTTGCGATAGTTTTTAGCACCATAGTTTTGGGCATGACTTACGGATTGCTTTTTGTTTCACAACCTGAAAAACAAGCGCCCAATGACGCGGCTTTCATTGATTTAATGAGCACCATTGTTGTGTTTTTGACTGGCACATTGTCAGGCATCGTTGCATCTAACGGCATCAAAAGCAAAACAATCAAATAATGGGTAAGCCTTACATAGTTGCAAATCAGCCAGTTGTTAAAGCGCCTTTGCCGGGCATGGATGAGTGGATTAGGCAGGCAGTTAAATATGCGGATGGCTGTTTATGGAATAACGGCAGCTGGGTAATCCGAAACATGAAAACAAAAGGCAAAGAGCATTTAGTTTCTAATCACTCGAGAGGCTTGGCGGTTGATCTTTCATACCGGCTACAAGTTAAACAAGGGCGCGGTAAACCTGACGGCGAAAAACTCGCATTGGTGTTTTTAACTAAAGTTTTGCAACACGCCGAAATTTTGGGTGTGCAACTTGTGATTGATTACAACCGAAACCGCAGCTGGAAAATTGATCGAGGCACATGGAAAGCCGGCAATTTCGGTGTCGGTGATTGGCTGCACTTTGAGGCAGACCCGGACCTAATCAAAGATGTTAAAGCCGTGAAAAGCGCTTGGGATAAGGTTTTTAGCGTAATCCCGCAAACACTCTAAAACTTTAACTAAACTTGGATCACCATCCGAGAAAGGTTAGGTGCTTATGCCCTTATTAACTAAAACCGCTATTGCTATTTTCGCTAGTCTTACTTCGCTGTTCATTTTGTCGAAGCCACCCGCGCCCACAGCTGAGGACTTACAGCCACGCCATGCAAGCGTTTATGAGGGCTATGAAACGCCTATAGTGCCAACCACACAAGCGCCCACAACTACGCTTAAAACGGCTCTAAAAGGCTGTGATGCCGTATTCGAGATGGCTAAACATGTTGGCTGGGAAACAGATCAGCTCGGCACACTAATCGCAGTTGCTCAGCGTGAAAGCCGCTGCCAAACCGATGCTTTCAACCCGGCAGACACTTATGGGCAGTCCTATGGCGTGATGCAAATCAATGATTTTTGGTGTTTGCCATCGCGCTACTATAAGCAAGGCTATTTGCAAGCCTACGGTCTGCTCGATACATGCCAAGATTTGTTTGATTTAGAAACAAACATGCGGGCGGCGTTAAACATTTACCGCTATTCAAACGGGTGGCGCGCATGGGGCGGCAAATGAAACACTTGCTAATCGCATGCTCTTTACTGGCATACACGGTTGTGCTACATTTCATTATCAAGTATTAACTAGAGAAAGGGTTAATAATGTCCGAGAAATTTAATGTTGAAACAATTAATCAGCTGTGCATTGTCGTGCGGCAGCGTTACGGCGATAACGCAGTTGAAGC